TTTTGGATAAAACCAAAATATTTCATTGTATAAACTGTTGTGTTCACCATAAGCAATTTTACTAGCTTCATAGTTTATACCTAAATTAGAGTTTCCAGTTGTAAATACAAAATCTTCTACGAGTGATCCTAATTGTGTTACTGTTCCATCAAATTTAAAAAAACCTCCACCGAAACCCATCCAATATACAGCTCCTTGTGAATATACCAAAGTGTGTTGTGATAAACACCCACAGTTAGAACCAACTTGTCTAAGTGAAAAAGTAAAAGGTGGTCCAACAAATTGAATTACATAAGCTGCTTGATCAGTTAAAACCAACACATAATCTTTACCTTGAACAGCGGCTATAATTTCATTTCCTTGATCGAGTAAAAATGTTCCTGCAGTATTTGTTGCAGTTGGAGTATAAGTATTAAAGTCTTCTTGGTTTGAAAATCGAATAAACATTTTATTTTGTGTATCTGTATTACCTATAGTTTCTTCTGTTCCTATATGAAACAAATGTCTGTCTCTATCTGACACAAGAGTCATAACTGAAGCTGTAGGTGCATTTGTCATTACAACTGCTCTTGTATCAATTGCCGATGGGCCATCTTGAGCAATAGTATTCCAAGTAAAAGTTCTGCCGTTGTGAATTGTTGCAACAAGAGTTTGACCAAAAGTGTCCAGTGACCAGTTACCAGGATCTAATGTTACATTTGAAGATGTTGATGCTTCTCCCCATTTTTCACTACCGTAAGTATCTGTACCCCAACCAAACGCCGAAGTTTGTGCAATGGGTCCTATGGTTACATATCTATTCTGAGTCGCTGATCCAGCAGAAGATATGCCAGAGCTTGTTTCATTTGAAGGCATTGTAATTGTATATGCATTACTTCCGCTTAAAGATGTTACTTCAAAAACATTTGTTGTAAAATCTGCTGCAACAAAAGACGTACCACTTCCAGGTAATGTTACACTTTTAAATTTTACATAGTCTCCAACAGCAACTTGTGCTGCCGTTACATTTACAGTTACTGTAGCTGATCCGTTTGTGGTTGTAAAAGTTACACCTGATTGATCTGCTTCTACAGGTGTAATATCATAAAAAGCAGACTCGTAATAAATTACTAATAACTTAGATGTACCAATGGCAGCATACTTTCTACCATCTAAGTCTGACCAACTAAGTTGATCACGAGCAGGACCTGCTAAAGTTGCATTAACAAGTTCTGACCAACCCCCTATTTTTTCTGGTTGACCATATCTAAATCTAACATTGTCTCCGTCAGTCCATTGACCTTCAGCACCTGTTTCAGTATCTTGTTTATTAAAACCTGGTCTAAAATTAATTTTTTGAAGCATATCTGTCTATAATACCTAATTTTGTTTATTTGACTAGACTATTTTTATATAATAGAGTATAGCCATATCATAAATGATGAAAGAAAACGATAAAAAAGATCTAGGCTTTACTATCATAGATAATTTTATGGATAAGACCTATTTCAAGCAATTGCAAGATTTGGTTATGGGTGATCAAATGCCTTGGTTTTTTCAAAAGCAAGTAAATAGCTTTGATAAAAATATATATTTTACACATATTCTTTATCAAGACTATTCTCCTTGTTCTAACTTTTGGGGACATTTTCAGAACCTAGCACTGAGACTAGATGCAAAAGCTTTTATAAGAATTAAAATGAATTGTTATCCTAGAACAGAAAAAATCATAACACATGCTAGTCATGTGGATGAAGACTTTGAGCATAGAGGTGCTCTCTTTTATTGGAATACCAATAATGGTAAAACCATTTTAGAAAATGGAACTGAGATAAAATCTGTTGCAAATAGAATGTTACTATTTAATGCAGCAAGGCCTCATCGAAGCACGACGTGCACAGATCAACCAGCTAGGTACAATACAAATTTTAATTTTTTTAAATGAGAATATTAGGAATATCTCCTTACCATGACGCTAGTGTTTGCATCTTAGACGATGGAGAAATTACATATTTTTCAAAACAAGAAAGATTAACACGTAAAAAAAGAGATGAGTTAGGTGAAAATCAACTTACTGTTTTAAATTATGTTTTAGATAATTATCAAGATACACCAATTGATAAAATAGTTATATGTTCCCCAACACCAAATTCTCAAGGTGTTGATTGGTTACAAATGTATATGTGGACAAAAATAAAAAACCCTAAAGGTTGTCAAATTATAAAATATTGTCAGGATCATCATTTAGCTCATGCAACTTTAGCTTTTAACAATAGTGGTTTTAAAGAAGCTTTAACTTTTGTTATTGATAGAAATGGTGCAATGATGGAAGATAGAATGAGAGAAAGTGAATCCGTATTTACTTGTAAGTATCCTGCTAATTTTAAAACTATATATAAAAATTATTTTCTTGTTAATAAAGGACAAGACCATGATGTAGAAAATCATCAGCTTGTTTCTAAAATGAAAAAAATATTTAAAGATGCAGAAGTAAAAGGTGATAGCACTATGAACATTACCAAAGTCTATGAATCTGCAACAACATTAATTGGTCAACATGTTTTAGAAAATGGAAAAACTATGGGTCTTGCTGGTTACGGAAAAGATAAAAAATTTCCTGACTTAATGAATGATGATTTATATTTTCATTATCACGGCATGGAAGTAGGTTACAAAGAACATTTTGGTTTACAAAATAAAAACTTTGATAAAAGAAAATCTTTATATGCAGACTATGCTTTTCAAGTTCAAAAACAAACTCAGGAAATGGTTCTTAATCTAGTTAAGAAGTTTGTTAAAAAAACAGGAATACGTAATGTTTGTTTAACAGGAGGTTATGCATTGAACGTTGTAACAAACGGATATTTAATTGAAAAGCTACCTCACTTAAATTTTTATTTTGAACCTTTAGCAGATGATTCTGGAAATAGTCTTGGTGCAGCTATGGACTTACATAGAACATTAAACAAAGACAAAACAATTCGTAAATTAGTTCATACCTTTTTTAATCATACTAAAGAAAAAATTAAACCTGTTGGAAAAAAATGTAGTGTTGCTGATATAGCAAAAGCTTTATCTAAACAAAAAACAGTTGCAGTATATTATGGAAAAGCAGAATCAGGTCCTAGAGCTTTAGGACATAGATCTATTTTATTTGATGCAAGAAATAAAAATGCCAAAGACATAGTAAATAAAATTAAGAAAAGAGAATGGTACAGACCGTTTGCTTGTTCTGTTTTAGAAGAAGATGCAAATGAGTATTTTAATATGCATGGTTTAAATGAATCTCCTTTTATGACTATTTCTTTTCCTGTTAGAAAAGAGAAAAAAAATATTATACCGGGTGTAATTCATGTTGACAATTCTTGTCGTATACAAACTGTAAACAACTCTATTCCTCATTTTTTTGAATTACTTACTGAATTTAAATATTTAACTAATGTTCCTGTTTTATTAAACACATCCTTTAATCTTGCTGGAGAGGCTTTAGTTGAATCTTATGAAGACGCAATAAAAACATTTAAGAAATCAGATATTGATATATTATGGTTTCCAGAAACAGAGAGGTATATAAATGATAAGTCCAATTTGGCCATTTGAGGCTGACAAAGTACATCACTATGCATATGCAGATAATGTATTAACAAAAAAAGAATGTGAGGATCTTGTATTCTTTGCAAAATCAATGGATCCTGAAGAAGCTTTTGTAGGAAAAGATAAAAAATTAAATTATGAAATTAGAAAAAATAAAGTTAGATGGTTAACACCTCATAAGGAGATACAAGATGTATATAGAAAAATTACTGATGCAATTGTATCTTTAAACAAAGATTTTTTTAATTTTAAACTTTATGGTATTTATGAAAGTCTACAATTTACTACTTATGGTAAAGATGAAAAGTATATTAAACACACTGATAGACTTTTTAGTAGTGTAATTAGAAAACTATCTTTTTCAATTCAACTTACAGACCCTGAAAAATATGAAGGTGGAGATTTAGTTTTGTATGATGCAAACGAAGAAACAAAAATGAATAGAAAACAAGGAACAATAATTGTTTTTCCTTCTTTCCTTCCACACGAAGTTAAACCTGTAATAAAAGGTGAAAGAGATGCTTTAGTAGGTTGGATAACTGGGCCTAATTTTAATTAAGCAGTTTGCCAAGTATTAGCGTCTTCGTCCCAATATGAATAACCTTCAGGTTTTCCTGACGGTTCATCCCATTTACCTGTAGAAGTATTGTAAGTAAAAGATTCAGATGGTTTAGGTTCTACAAAAGCATCATTGCTAGAATCATAAGTATAACCAATACTTGCCCTAATTTTTCTTGAACCACCATCTAAAAAATATTCTACATATTGATTATTAGAATCAGCTAAAGGTTTAACAGCAGCTGCTT